CCACCAAAGGTAGTTTCCATCCCAGATGCAATGACTACAAGATCTACATTCTCTGGTAGAGCATACTATAGATTAAATTATGATAATAATACTATTATTGATGATATATCAGATAGATTTGATGGATCTACTGATAAATTTAATTTAACATCAAATGGTGTTGATGTATCTGGAATTGAAGACAGTTTTGGTGCGTTCTTAATTAATAATATATTCCAAAAACCTTTCTTAAAAGAATCTGGTAGTATTCTTAGATCAGATTATTCACTTGTTGGAAGTGGACAAACAATTGATTTTACTGGAATTGCAGGAAATAAAGATTTACCTAAAGGTGGAATTATAAATGAATTTGATGTTAAAACTGGAATTGGATATCAACCTCCAAGGAAAGCATTATTAAGTGCAGTTGTATCAGTAGGGGGAACAATACAGTCTGTAGGCATAGCAAGTGGGGGTTCTGGTTATTTAACTCCTCCTTTAATTTCCGTTGTAACTCCTAAAAGACATTATAGACATATATTCGTATCATCCAATTCTGGTTCTGTTAATGTTACAGGTGGGTCTCAATTAACTCCAACGAATGCAACTTATATTTCCAAAACTGGATTTTTAACATTAACAATCCCCAATCATGGATTAACTTCTGAAAATACGGTTACTCTTGATAACAATTCACTTATTTTTAGGTGTTCTAAAGATAATTATACATCAGACCATCCTTATCCAAGATCAACTGATCCAGCTTCTGGAAAAACATTAGAAATTATGGCGTTCACTACGAACACAATAACTCTTGATGTTGGACTTGGTGGTGGAGTTGACGCTGTGATAACTGCTTCTGTTACAGCAGGTGTAGTAACATCAGTAACTATTGTAAATCCAGGAACTGGTTATACTAACACTGGTATATCTACTGGTCTAAATTTTGTCACAGCAGAACCTCCAAGTCCATATAAAGACATACCTTTATTTGGTGGTAATGGATCTGGAGCTACCATGGATGTTGTTGTTGGAACTGGCGGTAGTATTGTATCATTTGATATGTCAAATCGTGGAATTGGTTATGAAATTGGAGATAATCTACAATTAACTACATTACCATTAGTTGGAATAGGAACTAGTGCTTTTAATATTACTGTAACAAGTAAGTTTCAAGATAAATTTTCAGGATGGTGTTTTGGTCAATTACTTGAACTTGATGATTTTAGTGCACAATTTAATGGATCTAGAAAATCATTTCTACTTACTCGAACAAAAGCTGGAGAAGAAAAAGAATATTATAGTATAGTTGCCCAAGAAGGTTCAGGAATTATATTAAAAAATAATTTTTTAATGTTTATTAACGATGTATTACAAATACCAGACAAAGATTTTGAGTTTGAAAGTGGAACAAGAATGTTATTCAAAGAAGCTCCAAAACCAGGTAGTAAATTTAAAATATATTTTTACACTGGATCTGATCTTGATTTTAAACAAGTTGAAGTGGATGAAACGATAAAACCAGGTGATGAGTTAAGATTACAATATTTTAGAGATTTAGAAATAAATCAAAGCGAACTCGAACAAAATAATAGGACAGTATATGAATTAATCGCTGCAGACACTGTTGAAACTACTACTTATTCTGGAGTTGGAATATCCACTGATGCTGCCTTTAGAAGACCAACAATGTGGAGAAAACAGACAAAGGATTTAATTATCGATGGTGAGCATATATCTAAAGAAAGAAATTATTTAACAGCAAAAATAACACCAACAACAGGAATTATAAAATCTATCAGTCCATCTGATGGAAGAATATATGTAAAAGACGCATGGTCATTTGAAAAAATTGATGCCATAGATCAAACTTTAAATGATATAACCATCGTTGGTATGGGGAGTTCATCTGTTGTTGAAAACATTGAAGAGGTGGGAGTTACTGGAGATTTTGGAATTATTACAGGAATTGGACTTAGTGCAACTGGTATTAATACAACTGGGCCTGCAATATTTTTTGAGATTGAACCAGATCCAATAATATATGACCCAGACGGAATTCCAGCTGGAACACAAAAAATAACAAAAAGGTCAAGATCAGGAATCAACACTGGTGATTATTTTGTAATTAAAAATACATTTATTGGAGATGGAGTGACTGGAATTAGAACTACATCCTCTGGCCCAGAAACTGTTTGTATTGGAAATAGTTTCCTTGATAATGTGTATTATGCTGAACATATTATACCTGTTGGATCAAAAATGTTGAGAGTTTTTGCAAATGTAAATTCAATCGCAGGTATAAACACTAATCCCAACAATACAGGTTTATCCACATACTTTAAATCTGGAAATTATAGTTGGGGTGCAATAAGTGTAACTAGAGGTAACAATGCAAAATCATTTACTTTTCATAATCAAAACGGTATTCTTGGAATTGAGACATCAACTCAAGTTATAAGGAGTCTACCCATAACAACTTCTTATTCTGCATAACTGGTATAAATAATCAAAAATGTAAGTATCAATGCCCGCAATAATCACTGACCAATATCGAATATTAAATGCAGAAACTTTTGTAGACAGTTTTGTAGGTATTGGTGAATCTGGAAATAATAATTTCTATACTTTTTTGGGACACCCAAATCCTCAGAATACAGAAATTCCAAATTATGGATCCACTAACTGGCCATCTTTAGTGCCAGATCCTGTAGATTCATTTTCTCAGGAAGATTTTTATTATGGTAGTATGCTTTTTTTAAAAAAAGTAACTTCAAATGATGTTAGAAGAGTTATTCCAAGAAAAAATTGGCAAACTGGAACCGTATACGAGATGTATCGGAATAACTATTCAGCAAAAAATGATTATACCCCTCCAAATTTAACTCCTAATTCTAAGTCAACATCTCTTTATGACTCAAATTATTATGTGATCAACTCAGAATTTAGGGTTTATATTTGTATTAATAATGGAGCAGGCCCAGATAACCCTACAGGACAAAAATCAACAGCTGAACCTACTCACATTAGCAATGCCCCTCAATCAGCTGGTAATGGGTCTGATGGTTATTTGTGGAAGTATCTCTATACTATTTCACCAGTCGATATAGTTAAATTTGTAACAACAAAATACATACCACTTCCACAAGTTTGGGGAGATGCTTCAACAGCATCTGTTAAAGACGCTGCTGTTGAAGGAGAGATTCAAACCGTGGTTGTCACAAATGGAGGTAGTGGTGTACAAGTTAATACATCAAGTGAAGTAGATGCTTCGATTTCAGGTATCAAACTTGTTGGTGATGGAGATGGTGGATCAATTACAGTAAGAGTTTCAAAGGGAGAAGTAACAAAAGTAGAATCTGTTGTTGGTGGAACTGGTTATACTTATGCTTCAGTTAAATGGGTTAATGGAACTTATGATGAAGACAAAGAACTCAATGTAGGAAGTGGTGTTAATTTTGAAGTAGTAATCCCACCAAAAGGAGGTCACGGTGCTGATATATATCGTGAATTAGGTGGATTCAGAGTTATGCTATATTCTAAATTTGATAATAATATTGATGATGCACCTGATTATGTTATTGGTAATGATTTTTCTCGTGTTGGATTAGTTAGAAATCCTCTTCAGTTCAGTGGAACTGGTCTTCTAAATAATACGACTGCAACTAATTTGAGTGCATTAAAGTTAAAACCTGCTGAAGGTTCTTCCATATCACTTTCAGACATAACTTATCCAACTAATGGATTGATAACTCAAACAGTTGGAGTTGGTTCAACCGCAGTTGGTTATGTTGCTTCTTGGGATTCAACCACTGGAGTTCTTAAGTATTATCAACCTGTTGGATTTTCAACACTTTCTACTTATTCTTATAAGCAGTTAGATTTCGATTCAAGTTCAGTTAATACTACAATCAATTCTTCTGCTTTGGCAGAGTCATTAGTTGTTGATACTACTTTTAATGGTGATTCTGCTGTTATAGCAACTGGTAAGAATCAAAGTTTAGGTCAAACATTTGTTAACGGAAAGGCAAATCCAGATGTTAAAAAATACTCTGGAGATATCATCTATGTTGACAATCGAGCACCGATAACAAGAACAGATTCACAAAAAGAAGAAGTAAAAATCGTCATAGAGTTCTAAAAAATGCCACAAAATACTAATTTAAACGTCTCCCCATATTTTGATGATTTTGTTGATAGTAAAAACTATCACAAAGTTTTATTTAAACCAGGATTCCCAGTTCAGGCTAGAGAATTAACAACTCTACAAACAATTCTTCAAGATCAAGTTGAAAAATTTGGACAACATTTCTTCAAAGAAGGATCCATGGTTATTCCTGGTGGAATAACATATGATCCAGAGTATAAAGCAGTAAAAATAGATCCAAATTTTTTAAATGTTCCAGTTAGTTCCTACACCAATGTTTTAGTAGATAATAAAATTGAAATAAAAGGTGAAACTACAGGTGTTGAAGCAACTGTAGTTAATAGATTAACATCTTCAGAATCAATTGATGGATTTGATACTTTGTATGTTAAATACACAAAATCAGGAACTGATGGAGAGACAAGTGTTTTTGCTGATGGTGAAAATCTTATAACTCTTTCTAGCGTAAATTATGCAAATACAAGTAT